GTAACTGCTTCTGCATTTCTTAAATCATAAAATCTAAAGTGATTATTCCCTAGCGCACCATATAACTAATTGATGAGGATTTTACGCGCATATTGATTTACATATTCTATAATAGAAATACTCGTTAAGTGTTTTTTGGTATTTTTTAATTTTTCTAATGATGGTTTCATATATCCTCGAAATAAAAAAAGGGTTTAGAATAATTCTAAACCCAATTATAATTTATTAATCTTAATTAATTACTTTTTAATTTAATTCCGACAAACATCTATAACTTCTATTTACCAATTAAGTTATTCCAATCATCACCACGATTAATTTTTTCATCCTAATCAATAAAAGGATTAACTGATAATGCATATCTTGTCATTAAAAGAATATTATTATGGAAACTCATAGGATCTCTCGAAATATAAATCTACGAGCCGTCTTCTTCCTGATAAGGGCAATAATATAAAGAACCGATAATATCATCTGGAATATATTCTTCATCTTCAGGTTCTTCATCTTTTGATACGGCTTCAGCAATATCAATATTATGTTTACATCCAACTACAAAATAGTCAAATTTGCTATAAGTGTCGATGTAAATTTTTAGACCTGATTTTAAATACCCATGGGATCTTGTCATTTCCGATTCTTGATTAAAAACAACTAAACCAGCACCACATAATAAACCATACACATCCGGTGATACAATTACATAAGTAGCTGAATATGTTGTATTCTATAACATTTTAGCAGCAGCTGCACCAATCATAGAATTGATATCTCTACCAATTTGCCATAAAGGGTCAGTTCTTGTTGATAAATCAATAAAACCATTAGTAATACCTAATGCTTTATCATCAAAACGTTTACTTACGGTGATTAATTTACTAATAATATCTTTATTAACTTCATTAACCAAAGCTGTTGCTAATGTATCTTCAACAATTGCAACAGAATCCATTCCATTTGCTTCAAGATCTTGAATTAATTCTTGCGTTAATTTGATCTAGATTTTTCTAGTTCTACATGGAACAACCCATTTACCAATTTCAAATTTAGCTTCAATAGGTGCCTCGCCTTCAGTATATGAAACTTCAGCGGCGTCTGAATATAATCTTAATGTTCCATCGATAACAGCTTTTAACACAACAACTGATAAATCTGTATCAGCGCTTAATGTTCCAGCTTTAACTGCGATATAAATTGCATCATTATCAGGCGTTCTATATACTTTATCTTTAGTTACAGATAAACCACTTGATAAAACAGGCAAATCTTTAACTTTATTTTTACTATTTGCGCCTGTTACTGTTAAATTGTTATCATGCAAAGTTTGACCATCTTCAGTCAAATATTTTAACCCAAAAATCTGTGCCTCTGGGTTATTTGTTTGTTGAATAGCTACCATATCACGGAAAACTCTTGAGGCAACTGTTTTCTATAATGATACTAAGTACGGGCGAGTTCCCTAAATTGCATTGGTTTTTGTCTATTCTTGTAGTAATTCTTCTAAAATTCTAGCCATTATATGCCCTTATTATTTTGTAGAAGTTAAGTACTCATTTACAAGTAGTAAAAGCTCTGTATATCCAGAGGCAAATAATACTTTATCTTCAGTGATCCAATAATATAAGTTTGTATTTGTATCACGATAGAACACAATTTTGTCTTTTACTGAAATAGCTTGGTTATAAACTTTTTGTGTAGATGAATCTTTAATTTTTCCAGATAAAATTTCATTTGCTTGATATGTAAAAATGAAATCAAATTTAACACTTTGAGTGCTTGTTAAAATAGGGTAACCAGAAACGTCTGTATCAGATTTTTCTTCTGTAGCTGTAGGTTTCTATTCGGTTTCTTCTAAAGTGTCTGTATGGGCTTCTAATTCATCCTAAACAGTATCAGTTTCTTGTACTTCTGGTTGTTCAGTAACTTCTGCAGTTTCTTGAACATCTTCATGATGTTCAGTATCTTCAACTGTTTCGGCAGTTGTTTCAGCAGTTTCTTCTGGACTAGATAATTCAAAGCCAATCACTAATGGCTGAGGCTCATCTTGAATTGTAATATAAAGTTCAACCTGATCTTCTGGGTTATCAAATTTGATAACAGCAGATTTGTTTAATTTTACTTCTGGCGTTAAAATATTTGCTGTAGTCTATTTTACTTGAGCAGTAATATTTCTTTGACCAGTGATTTCCTTTCCATCTTGTTCGATTTTTAATGGAACTGTATAAACGCCGTTTTCAACGGTATATTCTGGAGTATAGTTTAATCTAATCATTTGCAAATTTTCTCTATTAACTATATTTTTATTTTATTATTTATTATAAAAATAAAGGCGATTTAATAATCGCCTATAAAATTATAAAGAAATCAAATATTCACGAACTGATTCAGCAACCTGTTTATTAAAAAGTTTAATTACTTTATCTAATAAACTGATATCTTCAAAATCCTTTTTAATATCTTCTATTGCGTCTAACATCGTTTCTTTCACCACATTACCAAATGATTTTTGTAATTCTTCCCGTTCAGAAATACCTATGTGGGAACACACATTAGAAACACGATTTACATTAGCATATCCAATAATCTGTTCTAAGAATTTTTGTTCTTCTTCAGACAAAATAGATTCTTTCTTAATCGGTTTAGATGTATGATTTTCTGAGAATTTTTGATTTTTATTCTTCAAAATAATACGCCCGAATCTAGCAAAAGTAACATCTAATGGTTCAATAACAACACCTTCGGTAATATTTTTACCAGTGAATGTTAGTTTTTCTTTATCGTATAATTCTTGATTATATTTTAAATTACCAGAAATAGAATCAAAATCATTAGGAAACGATAAAGCTTCATCTAAGTTATTTGTTTGTAATAAAATAACAGGGGATGCTAAACAATAAGTATTTGCTAAAATTTTAACCGTTTCTTTATTAACTGCTAATGGAACTTCAGCATCTTCATTAACAAATGTTAAGAAAATGTCAAACAAATAAAATTCTTGATTACCATAGTCAACTTCTTTTTGAATTTTATTGCCAGTGGTTAATGTTCCGGCGTATTCACCAAATAAATTAACTACTTTTAATGTAGGTCCATAAAAGCTACGAAGATAATCGTTTAATTCAGTTACTCGCTGAATTAATGTTTTTCCATTATTTTTTACACGTTTTAACCCAGGCAAATCATAGAAACTTGAAAATTCATCTAATAATTGATTTCTTGATGCGAAAGAAATATTATTATTTTCATCAAAGATAATTTGAAAATTAGCACCATGAATTTTTTCAGAAACAATCCATGTTTGTTCCGGTAAATTCATACGGATATAATTGATTACTTTATTTTGCGAAGCATTTGTAATACTTGGATATTTTTTAAACAAATTCATATTTTACCTTTAATACGTTACTTTAATTGTTACATCAACAGCATCTAATTCTTCAATCATAGTTTCTTTTAAAAGAGGGAGATCCGATAATAAATCATCAATAGCATTACCAACAATCGTGGCTGGTGTTAATGAAATCAATAAAATGTTATCATCTACTGTATACAATTTCTCTACAACTAGTTCGTAATCACCAAAAGCCTGACGATAATCATACGGTTGTTCCGGGTCAATTTCTTTACCATCATTTTGACCAATCATGTTAGCAATAAACTCAGAATGAATGTGTTTCACTTCATCTCTTGTTAAGCTTCCTTTAGGGTTAGACACATTAATAAAAATCGAAGGTGATAGATTATAAGATAATCTTTGTTCTAAAATCGCAACCAATTTATTAACTACTTGAATAGAAATCATATTTTCTCCCATTAGAATTTTTTAAGACGTTGTTCAAGAACGTGCTTATATGCTTTTAATAATTCAAATTGTTTTTGTAACAATTCATCCGATGATAAATGAGAACAAACTTTATCTAATTTTTCAAGTTTTGTTTCCAATTCATCAAGTTCAATTTTAACATTATCTTCCCATGTCAAAACTTTTTCTCGATAATATTTTTCTTGTACTTGATATCCGTATACATTCCACATTTTATCAAATGTATTATCGTATGCAACTTTTTTACCAATTTCAAAATCAAAATTTTCTGGATCGATTACCCCAGCATCACCCTGAAAAACATATCCATTTTTAACCGTAATAACGCAATGAACACATCTGCCAGAAACGGTTTCAATATATTGAACATCTTCGATTTGAGATTCTAAAAATTCTTTTGTTAATTTGTACATATTATCTCCAAAATTTTAATAATTTATATAATAAGGATTCTTCTTTTGTTTGATATTCAACTACAGGGTTCCAAGAAACTTTAACAATATAACTAATGAATATACTATATTCTGCTTTATACCCATTTGCTTTAAAAATTTTAGAAAGTTTTTCACATGCTTTAACTGCTTTTTCATGAAGCCCTAATGCTTGCATATCTATAACATGAAATGGAATATCTCTTGTATTTTTTAAGAACATACTAGCTTGATAATCACCTCGTTTTGATTCAAATTCAATTTCTTTATTCAAATCATTAATGAATTTATCAATATCTTGTAGTTCTTCAAGAATTTCGCCAGCTTTATCATGTAAAGGTGATAATTGTCTTGGAATATTAATATCAATTGGTTTAGTTGTTATTTCAGTCATTTAATGCCCTTGTAGTTAAGTTAAATATCTATATAACTTTTATATAATAAATTAAAAATAAATTAATTAAACTTTTATTATGATTAGATTCTAGAAAATTAATGAAACATACGGTAAAATCTAGACTCTTGACAACGATGCCTTATGGGAAATTAAAGATTATTGTTAGTTTCAACCAGAAGGATATAGATTTAACAAAAAATATAAATATGGTGCTTGGTCTGGAAAGATCTAGCTCGTTGGATAGAATGGAGAGTTTCCATTAGGTTTACTAAAAATCATTGTTAAATTTTGTGTAGAGTCTAAATATAAAATAGAAATTTCCGATACATTAAAAACTCATAAAGCATTTGAATCAAAAGAAGAATTTGATAAATGGGTTGACTCAAAAGAAATTTGGGCTAAAGGTGAAAGAATTAATCCATATTGGTATCAAAGAGAATCTGTTTTTCAAGCTTTACAAAAAAATCGTGGAATTATAAATGCCCCAACATCTGCTGGTAAATCATTAATGATTGCATTACTTGCAAAATGGTTTTCAGAAAATTTTGATCAAAAAATATTAGTGATTGTTCCAACAACTTCATTAACTGCTCAAATGAAGAATGATTTAATTGATTATAGATTATTCAAAGAATCTGATATAGCAGAAATTAGAGCAGGAACATCTCATTTTGTTTATGATAAAACTGTTGTAGTTTAGACCTGGCAATCTGCTCATAAAAAAGACCCAGAATGGTTTGAACAATTTGGAATGCTTATCGTTGATGAAACTCATCTATAGACGGGTGCTAGCATATAGCAAATGGTTAAATTAATGACCAATTGTGTTTATAAAATAGGTTTATCCGGTTAGTTAAAAGATGGTAAAGCAAACATTTTAAATTATATCGGTTTATTTGGCGATATTATTAAACTTGTTTAGACAAATCAGTTAATGGAAGAAGGACAAGTTGCTAAATTAAAAATCAAAGCATTAAAAATAGATTATCCAGAATCAGATAAAAAAGAACACAAAAAAGATACTTATGATGAAGAAATAAAATTCATTATAAAAAATGAAAAACGTTGTAAACTATTAGCAAAACTTGCTATCGGCTGTTCATCAAAAAATAATGATGAGAATACTTTACTAATGTTCAGATATTAGGAACATGGTAAAATGATGTATGAAGAGATTTGTAAATCATATCCAAAAGAAAAAGTATTTTTTATTAATGGTGAAATAAAAACAAAAGATCGTGTAAAAATTCAAGAACTTGCTGATAAAGTTTCTGGTATTATTATCGTAGCATAGTACGCAACTACAGGAACCGGTATCAGTATTAAAAATCTTTAGAATGTTATTTTTTGATAGCCAATTAAATCTAAAGTAACA